GGGGGTAGTGGGGGCGGTCAACTTGGCACGTTCGGCCTTGATTTCCCGTTCCAACTCGGTGAGGCGGCTGTCGTCGGGGGTGTCACTGGGGGTGTCGTCGACAGAGGTTTCAGCAATGGTGGCCATCACCTCCTCGATCACCTTGACCTGCTTGGGGGTGAGGTTGTCGAGATCGTACCCTAATTCGTCGGCGATGGTGGCGCGCTGGGTGTCGGCGGTGTCAGGGTCACCAGTGGGGGTGGCGGTGGCGGGCTTGGATGGCTTGGTTGCGAGTTCCTCCTCACCATCTATGGGTTCACCATCACCAGTAGTGCCATCACCATCATCGTCCTGTTGTACCGCCCCTGTCCCCTCCTCCTGGGGGTCTTCCAACACGTTGTCGCCGCCGACTTGCTTGATCTCATCCATCGTGGTGGTACCCGTGGGATTGCCAAATGTTTGCATTGCCATAATGTGTCTCTGTTCTCCTTGATACTTAGTCACTAACTGTCGCTTACTGTAACACGATTACAATATCCCGCGTATGGCCAGTTCTTGCGCCATATACATCTCCAGGTCCTCCAACAACTCGCCCAGGAGGTCGAACTTGGCGGCGTGGACAGTGGCCTTGTTGTGGTCGCCCGACAATGCGGCGGTGGCCATCTCGGCAACGGCTTGGCTACTACGGGACTGGATATAGTCGTCCAGGAACGGTCTAAGTGAGCGGTACACCTCCCCGACTCGCAAGCTGTCCCTCCAGTTCGACCCCACCCCCTGCGACATTGCCTGGGAGTTGTAGTCCTGGGACAGTGATTGGTGGTATCCCATTGGGTTTGCCGCCGCCTCCTCCGCCGGGTACAGGGGAAGTGGGATTTGTATTGGCCGGTCCCTGTCCAGGTTCACTGGGTGGACCACTGTTTTGTTTGCCATCGGCTGGGCCTCCTTTACCGCCCATTAGACCTTGTAATGCAGCCATGGGGTTGGCTTGAGCAGGTGAGCCGGGGGGTGGGGGCGGGATCATCAGGCGTTCGATATCCTTGCCCTTACCCATAGCCTTCAACACATCCTTGATCGCCTCGTCGATGTGCATCTTGTCCGGGTTTTCCTTGGCCAAGCCGTAGACCAAGTTGGCCTCGTTGACCTTGTTCATCTTGGCGTCGGGGAACATGGAGGTGGAGTCGACAATGATTTCCCCATCATCCTCGTAGTCCTCGGGTTCCATGGTGACCATTGAGGTTTCGACGTCTTCTAGCTGGGACGACTGACCTGTCATGAGATGGTATTGGCCAAGATCCAATGCGAGATCCTCGTTGAGTTCACTACGTAACAATTCGCGCATCATCTCGCAATCTTCGCCGATCTTTTGGACAAACATCGATGTCGTCTGCCCAGACATTATCGCGGCATTGCGGTCCATGATACGGGCACCCGTGGCGGTGTCGTTTTGGTTGGGTTGCAACTCAGCCATGTTGCTCAAGTTGTTGTCACCCACTGTGGATGAGATCAACTTCATGGACGACTCGTCAGTGTTCATGGACGACAGGGCAGAGGCAATGGCTGGACCAGATTGCTCGAAGCCGAATGACTTGCCACCGCCACGGGTGTAGACGACCCGGAAGCCGCTGGTGTTGCGGGTGAAGAACTCGGGGTTTGACCATAGGGCGGCGTCATCAGTCCACAGCAATGGTCTACTAATGGCGTCGATGAGGTCGTGGCGTTGGAAGAACGACTGGGCATACATGTCGGCCAGGGAGACGATGTGATGCGCGGGAGAGTCACCAGGACCCCCAAGGATGTTGTCGACAATGCGGAGTTCGGTACGTGCAATCTTGCCATCGCCAATTAGATAGGGGTAATAGAAGTGGCCTAGCCAGATGTCGCCGCATTTGTATTCGACAGTGGCATCGTCACCACCACGGCCAGGGTATTCGATTTTATGGATGGACCACCGCACCTCGATGTCGTCACTGTTGACACTCTCATTCGCGGGGTTGGTGGCCGCAGAACGTTTGACAAGGTTGTACATGTTGAGACGTAGGCGTTCACTTTGTGTGCCAATGCCACGGGGTTCACCGTTCGGCTTGTCGGTCATCACCAGTTCAATCCGACGGGCGAGGTCGGGATCGTAGTTGCCATCTGGGAGTTTATGTCGCTCGTACAGTTCCTGGAACCACTCAATGCCGACACGCATGTACTCACCCACGTAGGCACAGGTAGAGAGGGTGTCGAACTCTGGCTCGGGGAAGATGTCGCCGGGGAAGGTGTACTTGACACTGGGGCCAACGTAACCGCGTTCGTCGTAGATAATGCGTAGCCTACCCTTATGTCCATATTGCTGGGCGAGGACAGGGATCGCTTGCAATGCCGCGTCATCCATGGCCTCCTGGTCGTTGGGGTCGAGACTGGCGGCATTGGCAATGTCTTCAATAATAGGTACCAATTGAGGTTCGTAGGTTTCCAGGACTGCCGCAATCATGTCGTCGGTCATGCGCTCTGGACGTACTAGGCGTACCCGTTTGATGGTCGTATCATCCCAGCCCCAGCTATTGGGACCCCAACCGGTGATCCAGGCACTAGTGAGGGTCTTGTTGACGACACGTGACTTGCGTTGGGCCTTGTCGTAGAAGTACATGTATGAGGCAGAGAGACGGTCGGCACGTGCAGTGTCTTGGGATCGACAGGTGATGATGGGGACGTTGGCGTTGACACGGGCGACCATGCGCTGGCAGGCATTCCATAGGACGGGTAGACCATCTGTGCGATCCTGGCGCTTGATACGGGATGAGGCTTGGCGTAGAATGGCGACACTGTCACTGGCGAATGCCCCGTCTAAATTCATGGGTGGGGCAATGGTGGGGTCATTGAGTGTGATGGGTTGGCGATAACCACTATACGACTCCCAGGTTCTCTCCCACATTGGCCAGTAGTTCAACTCCAGCCATGACTCACTACGGTGGATGCGGTCATCCATATTGCGGGCGCGGTCCTCGTCGTGGTCCTTGGTGGAGAAGTCACTGTTACCCGTGGGAGTATATGGCCCACCACCGGCGACATCTACTTGTTCTTGTGTTGTCATGTGGTCTCCTTGTTAGTGACTAACTCGCCAGACGGGATGTTGCAAAGTGTTCGGTTGTGGTAAAGCGGGCCGAGGCCATCATCTCGGTGTAGAATATGTTACCACTCAGTAGATATCTACAGTTGTCCAGCATGTGGGTGCGGAATTGAGACACCCGCTGGGTGAGGTCCTTAGATGGGGATGACGACGTCTCGGCGTAGCGATGATTACGGAACTCGGCGCGCAGCTCAAGTAGGGATTCGGCAATAAATAGCCTGGGCCTAACAGTATGACGCCAGGGCTTGGGTTCCAATAGTTCGTCGATCTTGTCATTACCAACCGCATGTGACTTGCGCGGGTCCTGGCAGTAGATGCCATATTTGCGGTACTCGTCATAGATAAATAAATCTGGCGTCCCTTCCCCTGATATGCGAAACCCCTTGCCGGCCTGGTCCATAAGACGCGATACGATGCGTTCACCACCATCCCGGTGAGTGTAGGTGTACATTTCGTATGGGGTGCCGACGTGTTGACCCACAATTTCGTTGCCTTCTAGAAATGCTAGATACTCGGCGTAGGTGCGGACAGTGTAACGGTTACATTCATCTTCATCTCGGAGCCGTCGTCCAGTGCCGTAAACGTTACTGGGCCAGGATTCCCGATAAAAGTAGAAGTCATAATCTCTAGTAACCAACATCCATAGGGAGGCATGCTCAGTGCGTGGATGAGGATCAATGGACATGTATAGACAACCGTATTCGGGGATGGCGGTGTCTTTGATGACGTGGATTTGCTCATTGTATTTTGGGTGGACGAGTGCTCCACCTAATGCCTCGGCCTCAATCTCCATCTCACGTCTCCACATGGGTGAGCCACGCCCACCGAAGACCTTGGAGACACGTTTGAGTTTGGCCTCGTCGCGCATGGAGGGGTCACAGGAGTAGTGGACACGCAGGAATACCCAGCCTTGGGGAGAGAGATGTTTGGTTAGGCCGGGGATTGGCCCGGTGACTTCACCACCAAGCGATGGGGTTGGGACGAGTAGGCCACTGAGTCCAACCTTAGATAGATCACTGCGGTCGAAGAGATGGGCATAGTTGTAGTCGTCCTGGTGTAGTAATTGATTGTACGACCATGGTACTTGGCGGCACTCTTTCCATACCTCGTTGAGTGGGCCGGGTTTGGCGGTGGCGATGAGCCAGATGTAGGGGGTTTTGGCGGCCAGGGCATTGGTGACACACTCCAATAGCTCATCCTCTAGGGATGCCTCGTCAAAAATATATACTGTACCGTGCTCGAAACGTATCTTGTCACTACCACTGGCGAAGGCGGCAGCACTACTGCCATTGGGGAGATTGCATTCCGCGTATGACTGGCTGTAGAGGTCAAGGGTCAGGTCGCCCAGCCAGTGTTTGCGTAGACGGTCCGTGGAGTTCATGAACAACACCTTGATCTTCTCGATGATCTTGGCGGCACGGGGTTGGTCGGCACTTTGGACGACTACACGGGTGTCGGGTTGGGTGGCCATCATATGGGCGGCGAGACCGGCGGCGGTCCAGGACATCATGAGGGTGCGGGACTTGTAGGCGGCATGGATGATGGACTCGCCACGTGGGGGTCTAACCATGAGGTCGTCGGCGATGTAGTCAAAATAGGGGGAGAGTGGGAAACCTTTACGACTGTTGGAGTCCTGTTCGTCGACGGTTTTGGTGCCATTGCGTAGCCAATACATGGCCGATTTGGCACTATTGTCCAATGACTCGCGGTAGATGAGTTCATCGGTTAACTCGGCAATGCTGGTGGCTAGCCGTACGTTGTCGAGCGCCGGGAGTGGGATGAAGGTGTCGGCCATTTAGTCACTAACTGGTGTGACATCAATTATACCTTTGACCCCCGATGCACGTAACGTCCCACCGGCTTGTTGGACGAGTTCGAGGAGCCGTAACTTCAGGTCGTCGGTGGAGAGGGCGGCTAGTTTGTCGCCGATTTCGTGCTCGACAACAGCCTTGGATGGGTGGTTGGCACCGAGGACATCGAGTAGTTTGGCTGCGGCCATTGTCCTAGTTCTATGATCGGCTGTGAAATGGGGGTTGCCACCCCTGTCATAGGTCACACGCTCGGCAATCATGGCGTCGTCCAGGACAGCGAATGCCCGTGCAATACGTACCCCAACGAGTGCCGCCACCTCCTGGGCCTTGAGGAACATGGCACGTTCCATGGTGGCCTGGGCGACCAGACGTCCATTGCGAATACGTTCACGTAGATAAGTGGAGAGTTCGGCTTCTGGGATACGAAAGCGGATGGCGAGGGCGGCGATGTATTCGTCAATGTTATCGGCGGCTGGCGGGTAGGCGGCAGTGAAGTCGTCAATGGTGCGTGACCACCTGGGACTAGATGACCCCACTGCCTTACCCGCCCCGTTGGTGGACACCGTGGGGGAGGTGACCAGGAGAGAGTTACGAGAGTTGAGTTTAAGTGCCATGCGGTGGACCACTTAGTGACTAACTATGCCGATTTGCCAAATACAAGCTCCTGGTGAACCACCATCCGTGGGCCAAGTTCCACCTCACCAGTGCCGACATCATACATATAAGTACGGCCATACATGTCGGGGCCTTGCGAGTAGGCGACGTGGGTGGGGGTGATGGCTTCGATCTCGCAGTAGTCGTACATCCCACTGCACATCTCGCCATTCCCATTGCCATTCTTGCCCTTGGCCTTTTTAGACTTCGCCTGGGCGCGTGCCTCCTCCATCAGGGCCTCCTGGACTTTAGCGGTCTTGGTGGCCTGATTCTCCTTGTCGGTGATGCGGACCCCGTTGG